CGCCGCTGTTAGAAGAGCCAGCACCGACAGATAAACTTTGACCTGTTTGAAACGCAACCGAATTGCCAATACCAACATTCTCTGAAGCATCAATCGTAATCGCGGTGCTTGTGGCGTTATCGTCGATGCCTGTGGAGGTAAACGTGGTAAAGGTTCCTGCGGCGGCTGTGGTTCCACCAATAACGGTGCCGTCAATAGTGCCGCCGTTAATATCGGCGGTAGTAACCGTGCCCAGATCATCAATGGTTGCGCCGGAGAAGCTGGCTGTTGAGGTGGCCGTGACGCCTGTTACTGTCAGGTCAACATTAACATCAGTAACGGTAGCGCCCGTTCCGGCCCCGTCAAACTTCAGGGTGACATCTGCACCGTTAGGAATCTCAAAATCATTGGATGCGTTGTAGGTGCCCTGAAAGACAATAATTGACCGACTGCCAGACAAGCTGTTGCGAATGTGAACAATCTTCTCGGCATCATTAGGAGTAAGCTGGACATACGCTGTCGCGCCAAGGTCGCCGCCATCAACAAACTCAATAAACTTGTTGCGGCCATTAGATGCAGTGCCGTCAGTGATCGGTAGGTCGTTGGGTGAGCCGGAGGTTCCCGCACTAGCGAGAGTGATTGAAACAATGCCGTTTACCGCAGTGTCAATCAGATCAAAGTTGGTATTGGTGGTGGTTCCCCATGTACCTGACTGCTCACCAGTAGCAATCTTCTCAATACCAAGATTTGTAGTGTATGTGCTAGGCATTCGTTAATCCTCTTTATGCCGCAATATCTTCATAATTTGGCGTCTGCGACGGCTCCACACCTGACCAACCCGGAGACTGCGACGGACTGATCGTCGCGTACCCCGGAGACTGCGACGACGTTATTACCGACCAACCCGGAGACTGCGACGGCGTCACATTGACATAGTTTGGCGTTTGGTCCGGCACAATAACGCCCCAAACCAAAACGGGTCCAACCTCTCCGGTTCCAGATATCCCTACGGGATATACATTGGCCGGAGCAACAACGGTAACTGAGCTAACAGAGCCCGTCGCAGAAACGCCGGTAACGTTTACATTGTTGACGGTTCTGACCGCGACAGAGCCAACGGCGGCAGTAGCCGCCAATCCCGTAACCGACACATTCGCAATGCCAGTTACGGTTACCGACCCCACTGCGCCGGTCGCCTCAAGCCCAGTGACGCTTGTGTTGGCATCGGCGGTGACAGTTACTGAACCCACCGCAGATGTACCTGCAAGGCCGGTCACTGCCACATTCGCTTCAGCAATGACAGCTACTGAGCCTACCGCACCGGTTGCTTCAAGCCCGGTGACACTTGTGTTGGCGTCTGCCGTTACAGTGACGGCTCCTACCGCCGCCGTCGCAGAAAGCCCTGTTACATTGACATTGGCCTCTGCTATTACTGTGACGGAGCCTACATTACCCGTAGCCCCCGCATTGGTAACACTGCCTTCGCCCCAGCCAAGATCGCTCCACGCGCCTCGGCCCCAGCCGGTTAATGGGACGACGACATCCGTCATTACGCTATCCGAATAATCGCGTTACTGGCATCCGCAGTAGGGAAAACAATAGTAAAGTCGCCCGCTGTAGATGTTTTGTCAGAGCCAAAATCCAAAACCACAACACTGGGATCGCCCGCCGCCGAGTCGTTATAGATCAAGGCCCCGCGAGCAGTCACAGTCGCTGTGCTAAACGTGAGATCAGCAAAATCTGTGAACGCCGTTGTTCCTGAAGTAGTCGGATCTACCCGAGTTAGGGTGCCACCGCCTGCGCTATAACCCGTGCCGCTAACCTCGTTTGTCGCGGTATAGGCCGTGGTCGCCGCAGTAAAGCTGGCGTTGTTGTCATACATTGCCAGCTTGAAGGTGCTACCGCCCGACAGCTTGAAGTTGTGTACGGCCTCCATTAGCTCCTGCTTAAAGGAGGTGCACATGTAGTTTCCGGTAAATGCCATTTAAAGCCTCCTGATCGCTTCGGCTAGGTCTTTTTGCCCTGCATCAACCAGAGCGTTATAAATAGTGGTGCGATCACTGTTGATCGCCTCTCGCATATAATGTGAAAGCACGTGACGAAGGCGGCCTCTATAGGCCAACGCCTGCTCTTTAATAACAGGCGGAGCGGACTCCGAAACATGTACGATTTTGTCCAAACATCGGTCAGCAACTTCTTCGGGACTAAAACCCCGGTTGCTCGTTGTGTGAACATCCACTATTCCAGAGCTTATTTTACCGCCTTCTACCATCATTGTTTAGCCCTTATAACCATTCCGGTCCTGTATTGGTCGGTGGTTTCTTTAGATTCTCCAAACAATTTTAGGCCTTGAAGACCCTGCATAAATTGTTGCTGGTAATTTTGAAGAACATCTGGCTCGCCTTTCATGTAGGTGTACGCCTCAATCAAACAACCATAAAGCATGGTCATAGGCGCGTTTTCACTGAGCCACGTGGTGCCTGAATCAGCCCCCGCCGTAAGGCTTGCGGGACGATAAAAGTAATTTAGTTGCACCGTATAAGAAGAATCCGGCGTAGGGCCAATAATAAAATTGTCTACGTCATAGACGCCGTAATACTTTGGAGCGCCCGTAGTCGCACTGTTCGGGTTGACGGTCTGTATAAAATCCGGGTCTTTTAGCTCCAAAAACACCTTATTGCTACTGCCGTCTACAAAAGATAAAGACAACGGCGCTAAAAAATCAGTTGGACACGCCAAATATTGGTTGGCGTTTGTCATTGTTCCAGAGGCGTTCTTGCGGAAAAGGCTAAGTTGAACGTTTTTAAGAATTCGTTCTTCTGTGTTTTTTATGAAAATATCCAGATTGTTAACAAACGACGTTTCGTCGTTTTCAGCGTAATCTTGAATAGCTTGTTTTAACTCTGAGTATGTAAAACTCATGATGTTGTCACCGTAACTGTTCCAACAACCGCATAACCTACGGTTGGCCTAAAATCAGGGCCTTCTACTAAAATCGTGGCTACAAACACGTCCAAAGGCTCCACCCGATCCGGCCTCGGGTTTTGTAGTGCCTGTGGATCTACCACTTTTCTACGAGGCTCTAATTGCGGTTGCTTTGGCTCATACTCGTCCCGGCCCACCAATAGCCCGTTCCACTCGCGCTTCATCTCATTAAGCTTATATCTCTGACCAGAGCGATCAGAAATGCCATAAGCAAACTTGCCTGTAGCAAAACGTCCCATCAAAGAAGCCTTGAATACGCCATAGACGGCTGGATGTTAAACGAAGCTCGGTCCCTATCCTCAGATGCAGCTCTTTCAAACTCTTCCTCATACACCGCTTTCAGAAGCTGTACACGGTCTGGAGCGCGTTTAATGGCGATATAGTATGCCAAGCCCGCAGCCAAGCACGGGTAAAAACGAAACGGAACATCCATCGTATTTGTGTATGTGTCCGCATCATCCATACGGACAAGCTTATCAATAATGACAGTGTCTGTGCTGTTTTCAGGGACAGGCCACAACTTCAACGTGGGGTCAATTTGACGATCTACAAAAAATTGAGAAGGTCTAGCCTGCGTTGTTTTAGTAGGAATGTTGATGTAATCACTACGACTAATTCTTTCCAAAGCATAATCCGTGCCGCTTCGTCTCACCACGGCGTTTAAAACATCAATGGTAGACGCCCCCAAAGCATAGTCACCTGTGCCTTGAGTCAAGGACACGGTGGCCTGCTCAATAGTCCATTGATTCAAGCCCCTATTAGCCCAATCGCCCAACATTAAATTTAAAGACCGCTTGGCTGTTTTTAAGTCGTAGCCGGTGCGAACTTCAAGCCCACACCGCTCAAACGCCTCCTCAATGTAATCACTTACATCAAGTTCAAAGTCTGTAGAACCAGAAACAGCCATTACAACGGCTTCTTGGAACAACTACGAACGGCAGACTTGCTAACTCCGCCGCCGCTTTTCTTTTTCACAGCCCCGCCATCCCGCATAAAACCCATCTTGTTTCGCACATTTTTTGGCAACATGGAGGCCCCTTTGTTAGGAGCAGGCTTTAACTTTTTACGGCCCCCAGACTCATCTGGAACCACCGGATCAGGCCTCTTTCCGAGCGATATTTCCATGCCAAGCGGTGCTTTTTTACGACCGCCGGATTCGTCAGGAACAATACGCGAGCTTTTTTTAGCGCCTCCCGAACGCAAGCCGCCGCCTTTTTTTAACGGCATTGCTTTTGGGGCCGCCATTCCGCCGCCACGCATTTTTTTAGGCATCTTTCTATTCATTCCCGGCATCGCATAGTCTCCTGTAAAGGTCTTGACGTTCATCCCAAAGATGAGCCGTCTCGGGGTTGCTTAAATAATTGTCATAATACCCTTTTTTTCTTAATGTTTCTGCGGATATTTCCAGTTTTGAAAGTCTTTGAACAAACGTTATCGCATATATCGCGTCCGTTATCGGCTCAAACGATTGGTCAAAAACTTCTCCGTTTTGGTCGTCGTCTGGGTGAAAGCCCATGGCCCACAAGTCTTTTTGAATAAAAATACCCATGGATATGGCCTCGTTTAAAGCACCTATGTAACTGTGAAATTGTTCTGAATCTTCTTCGTACTGAAGATGAACGCAACACACAATGTCATATGTGTCATCAAACTGAGACAACGTGGTATACAACGTTTGGTTTTCTTTTTGATAGCTAAATGCAAAGCCAACTTTGTCATTTAGCCACGCGCTTTTGGCGTAAGGACACGCAGGCAAATTATTAAAAAAGGGGTTTGGAACTTCCAAGGCATGTTCAGACCAGCCTCGAATTTCCTCCATTATCTGGCGTTCTACGTCCATTTTTAGGCATACCTAGTCCGTTTTCTTCGATTAGACATGACCGCGCCACAACCTTTGTGATTTTTCCGGACTTCACCGCCCCTAGCCGCCATTTTAACTTTGGCAGCTTTAGTATTTGCAACAACTTGCTGTCCTCCGGATCCGGCTTTTTTCTTTTTACGCGCCGTAGCAGCACGTTCCGATTTGCTAAGACTTTCCGCTTTGGAGCGCGGTAGACAGCGATCCGGGTTTTTCTTGTTTTTAGACGTGCCACATTCGCCAGCAATGTTGCCACTACTGTCGATGCGAACCCATTTTTGATTGCGCCATTTAGCTAATTCGCCCATCAGGCTTTGCCTTTTGCTTTCTTAGCATAATTAGGGTCTTTGCAATACTTACTGGCCGCCATATTTGCGTAAGCAGAAGGGTATGTGTCAAAAGTGCGCTTTGCCCATGCTTTGCCTTCAGGGCAAATTTTGCTTCCTTTGCTTTTACTGGAAGCCTCGCCACCTTTTTTCATGTAAGTGACTTGAACTTTGGTTTTTTTTGGCCCTGTTTTTACCCTTGATCCACAAACGCCCATGTTAACTCCAAAGCTTGGCCGCAAATGGCGAGACAATGATCAATATGGCTAGTCCCCAAATCTTCATATCTAAGCGCGTTAACGCTTCAGAGTTCTTTGACACCATGTCTTTTTGGTCATCTAAACGCTCTTCAATGCGCTTATAACGCAAATTACATTCTGCCTCGTGTTTTTCCAGCCGAGATAAAACTTCTTCTACTCTCATGTCTACCACGCTTTGCAAGACCAATACCTAGCCGTAAACTTGTCCTTGGCCGTATCACAAGAGTGCCTAGCCCGGAAATTGCTCCTACGGCTCGGTTGATCTTTTTTAATTGACATATTGGGGTCGCCAAAACGAACGAGCTTTACTTCGCTGCCTTTTTTTGCCAAAACCGCGCTTTTTTTGGATTTTCCGGGCGTTTTCTTGGGCTTGTTGTAACCGGAAAACGTTTCACCGCGATATTGCAAACGGCCAGAAGGAAGCCTTTTTACGTCTTTAGTGGTCGCCATTATGCCAATTCTTCACCGTTTTTGATGTAAATGATCTCTAAAGCGGCAGAGATATCAAATGTGACACTTGCTGAAGAAGAAACAGCCCGTACTTCAATGTCAGTTTTTTCTGTGAATTTTAACGGAACAACCAAGGAGTTTTCGATGTGCATTCCCGTGGTAAGAGACTTAACATCTTTACTTTGAAACACCTCTCCATACGGTCTAGCAACAAGCAACAACTTGCATACAGCAGGCGTGTTTGAGGTTGTGCCGTTGGACACGTCATACTGCATCAAGTAACCCGTGTAGCCTGCCGGGATAGTCCATAGCGCCATCAGGGTCTGGTTTGTACCATCCCCATTGATGGTTGCATAAATGT